CTAGAAGTGGACCTGCATCACCCCATGAGGTACTCGGCGAAAATTTCAGCCTTTTGCCGCTTCCATCCTCAAATGTGAGATCGGCGCCATAGCCACCAGCTGCCCAAAGAATGTGGGCTCTTCGGTTGCATACTTGAGTGCCAACCACATAATCAACCCACCACCCCTTTAATTCTTCTATCTCGACTGCTTTGTAACCCATCGCAACCCGCTCCTTATCCATTGAGGTGCAAGGAATACATTCTTAAACCAACAACGTCAAACTCCTGCCCTTTGGAAGGCCAATGGCTCAAGAGCGCGCATTTCCATGAGGGTCAGCGGCGCAAAGTTGCGATCAAGCTGCAACTCGGAGAATCGCTCGACCGTCAGGCCACCTTCACGGAACAGCTTGGCGCGAACCGGGCCAATGGCCTTGTCCTGAAACGCTGCGGGCTGCTGCTTTAGCCAGTCGTAGTAGCTAAGGTCTGCCCTCACCTGCTGGGCACCGCTGTCACCGATGGATGCGCGCGTGGCATCCTTGGCGAACAGTGCGCTGAAGCGAGTCACCGCCACCACCGTCGAGCGACAGTTGATGTGGATCGGCGGCCGCGGCCCCTCAGTCAATTTGAACCGGCGCTTGTCGAGCGTCCGGCACTGACTGGTGGTTTTCGTGTCCAGGGTGCTGACCCACTCCACTGCCTGCACGACGTCGGAGTTCTCTTTCAGCGTCTCCATGCGCGCCTGGGTGGCAACGTGCTGCACCGCTGTCCGAACTACAGCACCGGCATTCCGGTTGGTCGTGGCCAGGATGCCATCGTTGTACTGGAGCGCTTTGGTACCGCGGATGATCTTGATGATCTGGAAGTTCGTCTGGCCTTCGAAGAAGCCCTGCCGGATCGCGCCTGTGAGGCGTTGTCGCTCGGTGGCGGTGAAGCCATCAATGAACGACTTGAGCAGCTTGCCACCGTCCGCGCCGCGCACACTGAGCGGGTTGGTGAGGATGGCTGCCCGGATCGCCGTAGCACCAGGCACCGCAGCATCAAACGACACGCCCACCGGTGCCGCGTGGGTCAGGCTGGTCGCTTCGAACTCGGCCTCGTAGTTGGCGATGTCGATCAGGTCGAGATTTAGCTTCTCGCTGTACCGGTCGAAGATGCTCAGCAACAGGCTATCAACCTCGCTCAGCAACCGCTCCAGCCGAGCAACGGTGTAATCCGTCAGGTCGGTACGGGTCAATCGCTCACGGATCGATCGATCAATCTCCTTGAGGAAAGGTCCGAACTTGGCGACCTCCCCCGACTTCAGTTGCTCGAGGAATACCGCGTGCCGGATCGTGGCATCAAGGATTGCCTGGTTAGCCGCCATTTGAATTTACCTCGGCATCATCCAGGTTCGGCCCGGGGTTCTCGGTTTCCAGTTCATCGCGGATCTGGTCGTTGGTCTTTTCGGGATCGATCACCCCGCGGTCGCGCAGGTATTGCCAGAAGTCGCCCGCCGGCAGCTTGCCGCCTTGCACTGCGTTGAACAGCGCAGTGAGGATCGTTGCGTCCAGCGTGATCTGGCTGAAGTCCTGATTGAGCTTGTAGAGCGTTTCACCCGGCGCATTCACGAACTCGGCCATCCAGACCAGACACTGGCTGTAGGCCTCGCTGACGTTGCTGACCACCAGCGAAAGGACGCTATGTTCGGCGGCGCTTTCATTGTCGGCCTGGGTCGCGGTCTTCACCGCACTGCCCCGCTCGATCAGCCGCGCTCCGAGCGACACCATGTCCTCTTTCTTGCTGTCCATGGCCTCTTTGGCCACGGCGTTTGGCTGAGCCTGCATCATCCCGCAGGCGCCGCCTTGTGGGAGCAGCCAAGGTGCACGCGATCCAAGGAAGATGCCTTCAGCTTCCAGATGGTCGCGCCATTGATCGCTGAGCCCGGACATCCACGGCTGAGGTTGACCCACCAGGTAGGCAGCCTCTTCGTAGTCCGCGCTATTGCGGTAATGACCGACGTTGATTTCGGCCATGTCATACAGTGGCGAATCATCGATGCTGGTGTCGTTATTCTCGCTGCCCAGGAACTGGAACGGGATCACCTTCCATTGCTGGCCCGCGCCATTCAGTGGCGAGAAAGGAGCAGTGACCATTGAAATCGTGCTGCTGCTCTCTTCCCAAACTTCCTGCGTGTAGACCCCGGCCGCATCAAGCCGCAGCACTCGATATTGCACAACCTGCTCACTGCCGAAACCGTCATCTGTATCAACGTCCACCGTTTCGCGCAGCACGACCAGACTCAGCAGATGCTGACTGCCGACCTTGCGCGTCTTCCAGTTGATGATCGACTCCGCCGAGTAGCTGGCAACGCTGGCCCGGGCGCGGCCGGCTTGTTCATCCGCCTTGCTGACGGTGCCAGACTTCACAGCGGCGTAATCCACCAGCAACCCGTGACGGCCAACCTCAAGCAAATGCCCGATGACCGATTGTGACTGCTGGTAAATACTCACGCCCTGCCCGTCGATGTCCTTCGACACGTAGTCGAGAGCGCCGGGAACGGTCAGCGTTGGCCAGGTACGGAACACCGCCCCCACCAGACTGTGTTTCGTTCGGCCTGTGGCGTTATAGAACACAGCGCGCTTCTTGTAGGCGTCGTAGCGATCCTTGTTGTCCTGACTGGTGTCAGACGCATTCGGTCGCGGCAAGTAGTAGTCGCCAGCAGCTTTGATGGTTTCGGAGCCTTTGCAGACGTCGCGCACCAAGCGCCAGCAGTTTTGTGCCGCCTTGTACTCAGGACGGGTGAAAGTGACGTCGCTCATCAGCGTGCAAACCCCATTTTGATTTTGGTTGCCGGCTTCCTGGCGCTCTTTGCGACAGCGAAGTACCTGAATCCGTCCGAGCCGTGAGAGGTCCAGTCATGAAGCGGCTTGTCTTTCCAGCAGCCGCGCTTGTCGTCCCATTCTTTCCGGTAGTTCTCGATGCAGTTGATGCCCTGTTCGCACTTCGACTCATCGAACACGCAGAAAGGAAGGATCTCCCGTACTGCCTCGATTCCGTCGTTGATGCCGATTTTTGGAACCACCTGGAACGTCATGCAGTACTTCTGCCCATCGATCTCGTATCCCTCTTGGGCCAGTTCTCGTCGGGTCTTGGCATCGCTGCCAAACTCTCGGTTGTCGATGTCGTGCGGGCCCCAATGCTCGGAATAGGCGTAGCCCTTGTCCTTGAGCACCTTCATGTAATGCCGCAGGCCTTCGCCTGAGTTCTCGTAGTAATCGATGACGTGGTATTCGGTGCCGACCTGGCGTACGAACCAGATGGCCGTGGAGTCGCCGACGCCGATGTCCCAGAAGGTCATCACCGGCAGATGGCTGTTGTTCGGTATCGCGCTGATGCGTTGCTGGGCGTAAAGCTTGGTCAGTTGCTGCGCGTAGTAGGCGCCCTCAACCGACTGCTGGAAGGCTTCGACAGGAATGGACGGGTATTCCCGCTTCATGTCGTCGCCGAGCGTCTTCTCCTTGGCCGCGTACCAGGCCCGCTGACCGTCGTTCGTGACGATCTCGTGCTTGGCGTGCAGCTCGTTGAAGTAATCGGTCAGGCGCTGCGGGATGACCACGTCAGTCGGGTCAAGCCAGTACGCCTTGTTCTTCCACCAGGAGAAGAAGAAAAACTTCCAATCCAGCAGGCCTAGCGGCACGCCGGCCAGCAACTGGCGCTCAGCACTCTGCGAGTAATCGAAAAAGTAGCCAGCCCGGCCTTCCGCCGTTGACTCGATCGTGACGAAGCAGTCGGTGGCTACGGCCTCAAAGGCGCCGGTGACAATCTCACGGGCCTTGTGTGGAAATTTGGCGCAGATCTTCCCGAACTCGGACACATGCAGGTAGCGCAGCGTGCCGCCCCGGAAGGACGTGGAAACGTAGATTGAGCCGCCCTTACTGAACACCAGTTCGCCGGCGGCGTCGTTGCTCGCCGGGTTGGCTGCACGAATTTCTTTGGGCAGGTTGTCGTAGGCGAACTTCACCTTCTCCCGGAACAGGCGCTTGGCGTCGTTCAGGGTGTGAGCAATCAGTGCGCACTTCGCAGACTCGAACAGAGCCGCGTCCAATTGGATGATGCAGCACTCGGTGGTAAAGCCGAGCTGGCGAGCCTTCAGGATGATGTTCCGCGTGTGCATCCCGTCGAAGTATTCGATCTGCTCGTCCGTCATCCGGAAGCGGACCTTTTTGCCCTGCTTGTCCGTGATGAAGTAGAGATTGTTCAGGCGCCAACGCTTGTCCCGGAGCAGCTTCAAGTGCTCGGGCTTCATGTCAGGCTTCCTTCGATAGATCGTCCATCAGTTTCGATAGCTCGTCGGCGTCATGGCCGCCAGCTTTCGTATCCAGGTCGTAAGCTTGGCGCTCCAAAGCAACCAGCGTTTTGAGTGTCTCGGCCAATTCCTTCATGGTCTTGGTCCGGGATGGAAGCGCGCCGATCTTATTGGCCAACGCCAGCATGTCAGCCATTGCCTCGCCGTCTTCATGGTCGCCATCCTTGAACTGCTTGATCAGAGACTTGATCGTCCCCTGCTCATCGGTGAGCGATTCCAGCTCATCCAGCAGCTTGTTGGCCAGGCGACGAGAACGGCCAATGTCTGTTCGGTGAGCCATGCGAATGTCTGCAATGACCTCAGCATTCGCCTCTACGATTCCACGCTCAGTTGCCAGCGTCTCCGTGGAAACCTTGCTGGAAACCTCTCGTTTGGAAACCAGTGAATCAGCCTTTGCCTTGATCTTGGCCTTAAGGTCTCGCTCCCAACCTTCCGCCTTCGAGCGCTTGTTAATTGCTGTGTGAGATACGCCACACGCTGAGGCGATCTCACGTACCGAGAGCAGACCAGCCCGGAAGAGCTGTTCAATGCGCTCCCAGTCAGGTTGCTTGGTTGTCATGGGATCACTCTGAAGCTTGAAATAGTGGCGGGTTGCCGGTATCAGTACGCGCCGTGTGGAGTGGTGCCAGAGAGAATTTAAGGAATGAGCATTAAAAAACCCCAAGCTGACTTCGAGTACATGCACGGACT